TTGCTAGAGATCTTGTAACTAAGAGAACACTTAAGAACGGCAAATCATTGCAGTTCATCTACACAGGTCGCATGACAAGCGATTTCCACACACCTGGCACCCCTATATTAGGAAATAGTGACAAGGCACCTCCAGTAGCTGAAAAGACCATCGTTATGGATGATCTACTAATCAGTTCTGCATTCGTTTATGACCTAGACGAGACACTTGCTCACTACGAATTGAGGGGAGAAATTTCCAAGAAGATTGGATATGCTCTTGCTGAAAAATATGACAGATTAATCTTCCGTTCTATTACAAGAGGAGCTAGATCAGCATCTCCAGTTTCTGCAACAAGCTTTGTAGAACCCGGCGGAACACAGATCAGAGTTGGAGCAACAACTAATGATTCTGATGCTTACAATGCTACAAATCTAATTAATGCTTTCTATGACGCTGCTGCTGCAATGGATGAGAAAGGAGTTAGTGGTGATGGCAGATGTGCTGTACTTAACCCACGTCAATATTATTCCTTGATCCAAAACGTTGGTTCAAATGGTCTAGTAAACAGAGACGTTCAGGGTACTGCATTACAAGGCGGTAACGGCGTTATCGAAATAGCTGGAATCCACATCTACAAATCTATGAATATTCCATTCTTAGGTAAGTATGGTGTTGCTTACGGCGGTACAACTGGCGAGACTTCTCCTGGAAATCTTGGTTCTTTCATTGGACCTACACCTGAGAATGCTAATGCTACTGGTGGAGTAAACAACGACTATGGTACTAACTCTGAGTTAGGTGCTAAGTCTTGTGGACTTATCTTCCAAAAGGAAGCTGCTGGTGTTGTTGAAGCTATCGGACCACAAGTACAGGTAACAAACGGAGACGTTTCTGTAATCTACCAAGGTGATGTAATACTTGGACGCATGGCTATGGGTGCAGACTACCTAAACCCAAGTGCTGCTGTTGAATTGTACGTTGGTGCTTCTGCTCCTTCTGCATTCTAATTTATACATTTTATACGGGACCTTCGGGTCCCTTTTTTTTTATGACTACTCCCACAACAATAGATACCGAGACCGAACTCTCCGCCGTAAATACAATACTGGGAGCTATTGGTCAATCTCCGGTAACAACATTAGGCACAGTAACTTCAGATACTACTAATACTGCTACTGAACTTGCTAATACTTTTGAGAACCCAGAGATAGCACTTATATATCAGATACTTAAAGAATGTAATGTAGATGTACAGAACGAAGGATGGACATTTAACAGAGAAGACCACGTTACATATTACCCAGATTCAACTACTAAGGAAATAACAATACCTACAAATGTTTTAAGAATGGATTCAGAAAATCCTGAAGATAAAACTGTAGTTCCTATTAGAAGAAATGGAAAATTATATGACAAGGTAAACCATACATATACATGGGATGTAGAAGAAATCTATTTAAACGTAGTTTTTTTATTTCCTTATGAAGACATCCCTTCAGTATTTAAAAGATACATAACTTACAAAGCAGCCGGTAGAGCAGCTACTCAGATGATTACTAACTCACAATTAGTACAACTGATAGCAACTCAAGAACAAATGGCTAGAGCTGCATGTATGGAATATGAGTGCAATCAAGGCGACTACAACATGTTAGGCATGCCACATAACACACATTATTCAACATATAAACCTTACAGAGCATTGCAAAGATAATGTCAACAGTAACCCAATTAATACCTAACTATGTTTTAGGTATCTCAGAGCAGCCTGATGAACTTAAATTAGCTGGACAAGTTAAAGACTTACAGAATGCTATCCCAGATGTAACATTGGG